TCACCGGCTGCACCTACAAGGCGCTCGCGGCCGAGGCGGGAACGACCTACGGCCTTTCGCCCGTGCTGGTCATCCACGATGAACTGGGGCAGGTGCGGGGGCCGCGCTCGGAGCTTTACGACGCGCTTGAGACGGCGATGGGCGCGCAAGAGGAGCCGCTCTCGATCGTCATATCCACGCAGGCGCCCACCGGGCTGGACTTGCTGTCGCTGCTGATCGACTACGCCAAGACCGCGGCTGACCCGCTGACAAAACTCGTGCTGTTCGAGGCGGACGAGCAGCTGGCTTTGGACGACCCGAAGACATGGGCCTTGGCTAACCCGGCGCTCGGGGATTTCCTGAACCAGGCGGAAGTCAAGGGATTGGCCGAGAAGGCCATCCGCATGCCGAGCTTTGAATCAGCGTTTCGCAATCTGCACCTGAACCAGCGGGTATCCGCTCTCGCGCAACTGTTCTCCCTCTCGGTCTGGGAAGCCAACGGCGACAAGCCCGACCTGGAGGCATTCGGCGACGGCCCGGTGTATGGGGGTCTTGACCTGTCGGGTCAGCAAGACCTCACGGCGCTGGTGCTCGTCGCCGAAGGGCCGCCGGGCAAGTGGAATGTCTGGCCGCATTTCTGGACGCCCGCCGATACGCTGCGGGACCGGGCGTTGCGGGACCGGCAACCCTATGACCAGTGGGTCAAGCAAGGGCTGCTGATCGCGGTTCCGGGTGTGACGATCGATTACGCGTTTGTGGCGCAGCGCATCGCCGAGTTGAGCCGGCAGTGCAAGCTGAAGCAGATCCGCTTTGACCGCTGGCGGATTGAGGAAATGAAGGCGGCGCTGAAGGCGATTGGCGCCGCAGTCCCGCTCGAGGAAGCCGGACAGGGCTTCCGCGACATGGCGCCTGCGCTCGACGCGCTGGAGACGGTCGCGCTGCAAGGACGGCTGCAACATGGCATGCACCCGGTGCTGACGATGAATGCCGCGAACGCCATCGTCACCACCGACCCGGCCGGCAACCGCAAGCTCGACAAGTCAAAGGCCATCGGCCGCATCGACGGCATGGTGGCGCTGGCGATGGCCGTCGCCGCGGCAACCAGCAACGTCCGACCCAACTTCAACGCGAAGGCGATGATCTTTTGACGCAGCTTCGTCTCAAGGCGCAAGCCGCGCCGCCACCGGGCGACGACCCGTTCGAGTTTGTCATGTCCGACGAGAGCGTCGACCGCATGGGCGATGTCATCGAGCAGGGCGGCTGGCAACTGGAGAATTTCAGGCGCAATCCCATCGCGCTGTTCGGCCATAGTGCCGGCTTCCCCATCGGCACATGGCGGGACGTCGCGGTCGAGGGCGGCCGGCTCAAGGGACGGTTGGACTTGATGCCGGCCGTCAGCGACCGGCTCAGGGAAATCCAAGCTGCGGTGGCGGCCGGCGTCCTACGTGCCGTCTCGGTCGGGTTTCGCCCGATCGACATGGAGCCGCTGGAGGGGTCGAAAGACGGCGGCTTACGGTTTACCAAATCGGAATTGGTCGAGTGTTCGTTGGTCAGCGTGCCGGCGAACCCAAACGCATTGTCCATCGCGAAAGCGATCGGGCTCTCTCGCGACACGCAACGGCTGATCTTTGGCGAGCTTGCCGATGACGATCAGACAATGCGCCGCGATCTCTCTGGCGGGCTTGCCACAAATGATCTCACTCGAAAGCCCAAGGCCATGAACATCAGCGAAAGGATTGAAGCCTCGCAGACGAGCGTGAACCAGCTGCGGGACCAGTTGACCCAACACCTCAATCAAGCCGGTGATAATCTCGACGGGGACGCGCTGGCTCGCTCCGATGAACTCAACGCGTCGATCGATGGCGAGCTTCGTCGGCTCGAAACACTCCAACGGGCGGAAACCGCGCTCGGCGGGACCTCGCTCGTGCCGACCCAGCCGCCGCGCACGGTGGCACAGCAAATCCTGCCCCCGTCGCGACCGTTCGCCATGCCAAAGCGGCCGGAAAAACCCGGCGAGCTTTTGCTGAACGCGCTGGCCGCCAAGTGGAAATCCGACCGGATCCATTCGACGCCGGATGCGATCCTGTCGGAATGGGGAATGGGCGACAATGTCGGCATCCGCACCTGCCTCGATTGGGTGCAGCGTGCGGCAACGGCGCCCGCAACGACGACGACCACCGGCTGGGCGGCGGAACTCGTGCAAGTCCAGTATTCCGACCTGCTCTCGTTTCTCTTTGCCGCGTCGGTCTACCAGCCGCTCTCTAATGCGGGAGTGCGCTACACGCTCGGGCGATTTGGGTCGATCTCGATCCCCGTCGAAAGCGCGACGCCAACGGTCGCCGGATCGTTCGTCGCCGAGGGCGCGCCGATTCCGGTGCGGCAAGAGGCGTTCACGCCGATCACCATCGGGCTCAAAAAGCTCGGGGTGATCTCGTCGTACACGCGCGAACTGTTCGAGCACAGCCAACCGAACATCGACACGCAGCTGCGCAGCCGCATGAGCCGGGACACCAGTGTCGCGATCGATACCGTGCTGCTCGACAACAACCCGGCAACATCGATTAGGCCGGCGGGGTTGCGCAACGCTGTCACCGGGCTCACACCAACCGCGGGCGGCGGGTTTAATGCGCTCGTCGGCGACATCAAGCAGATGCTGAATGTGCTGATCGCCGCCAATAGCTTGCGCAGTCCCGTGTGGATCATGAACCCGCAGCAGGCGGTCAGTATCTCGCTGACGCAGTCGGCCGCGGGCGTCGGGGTCTTTCCGTTCAAGGCCGAGATCGAAAACGGCATGTTGAATGGCTATCCCGTCATCCAGTCGGTGACGGTCCCGGCGACCATGGTCATCCTGCTGGATGCGGCCGACTTCGCCAGCCTGACCGGGGACGACGCCCGGTTCGAACTGAGCGACCAGGCGACACTGCACATGGAGGACACAGCGCCGGTCGCCATCGGCACGCCAGGTTCGCCAAACGTCGTTGCCGCGCCGGTCCGTTCGATGTTCCAGACCGACAGCATCGCTTTACGGATGGTGCTCCCGATGAACTGGATCATGCGCCGCACCGGGCTCGTCGCTTGGATTACCGGCGTCACTTGGTAACCCCACGGCGTTTTGATTGGCGTAAGCCGGCTGTCGATCTCGATGGCGGGCTCGTCACCAAAGGAGGCAAAGATGGCAGACGATCCGAGAAAGGCCGAACACGACCAGCGTGTAAAGGCACTCAACGAAGCCAACGCCGTGACCGCAAAAGCACAGCAGATGCCGCCGACCCCGACGCAGGAGGAAAACGACCTGATGGCGCTCGGGCTGATGCACATTGACGACAAGGATTCGAGCATTCCGAAAGCCGAACCGGAACGGGCCCGGCCGGCACCACAACCGCAAACCACCCACCGCGGCTAGTGCCGATCCTCTCTCGGGCGCGCGATCTCGTTTCGCGCGTCTTTACTCCGCCTGTCGCAAAACAAGGTTTCTGGCTGCCGCTCGGCGGCGGATGGTTGCCGGGAGATTCGCCGTGGAACTTCTGGCAGACGGGGATGAACCCGCTGCCGATCGAGCAATCCGGCATCGTCGCGGCCTGCGTCGCGGCCTACGCCCAGACGGTCGCTATGTGCCCCGGCACCCACTGGCGCACCACGGCGGATAACGGCCGTGACCGCGTTACCAACAGCGCGCTCTCGCGGATACTGAAACAGCCGAATACTTATCAGTCAGCATCTGACTTTTTTCTTAACCTGACGACCAATCTTTATACCGAGGGCAACGCTTATGCGCTTGCTCTTCGCAACAGCCGCTACGAAGTCAGCGAGCTTCACCTGTTCAACTCGCGCTTCTCCCGGCCGAGCGTCGCCGCGGACGGCTCGATATTCTTCGGCCTCGGCGGCAATCCCATGATCGAGCAGCGCATATCGCGCGAATTGCTGACGATGGTCCCGGCGCGCGACGTGCTGCACATCAAGTTGAACGTCCAGCCGGGCTATCCGCTAATCGGCGAGCCGCCGTTGACAGCGGCATTGCTCGACGTTGCCGCGTCAAACAGCATGGTTAAACAAGCCCTCGCCTATGCCAACAACCAGGGGCGGCCGAGCGGCATCATTCATACCGACCAGGAAGTGACGCGGGCGCAGGCCGAGGAATTGCGCGCCGAATGGGAGCTGCACACCAAAGGCGCCAATGCCGGCGGCACGCCCATCATGGGATGGGGCTTGCAGTGGCAACAGGTCAGCGGCACCAGCCGCGACGCTCAGCTGGCCGAACTGTTGCAGATATCCGATCAGCGCATCGCTACCGCCTTCCGCGTTCCCCTAGCGCTCCTTAGCCTGATCACCGGGCAGATGCCGCAGGCCAGTACCCAGGACCTGATCAATTTCTGGCTCGCGTCCGGGCTCGGGTTCGCGCTCAACCATATCGAGGACGCGATCGGCCGGTTTTTCGGCCTCACCGGCTACCCCGACGAATACCTCGAACTGGACACGCGCGCGCTTGAGCGGATGCAGCTGAAGGACCGGATCGAAGCGCTCGCGAGAGGCGTCCAAGGCGGCATCTACGCGCCAAACGAAGCGCGCGCCATGGAAGACTTGGCCAAGGCGAAAGACGGCGACGAGCCGCGCGTCCAGCAACAGGTCGTGCCGCTGTCGTTTGGCGCCGAGCCGCCAAAGCCGCCGCCGGTCACGGCACCGCCGGCCGAAGCGGCTCCGCAGGACAACACCAATGCCGCAGATGGCCAAAAGGCAGCCAGTGCCTACCGCAAACACCGACGCCTCGCCGCTTGAAGCGCTGGCCGCCGAAGTCGCGGCGGATGTCGCTCGGCTCGAGCGCGAGCTTCGTGCCGAGGTGCGCGCTGATGTCGCCACGCAGATGCTCCGCCTCAGCGATCTCGTCACAGACCGGCTAAAAAGCCTCAGGAACGGCGAAACGGGTCCGGCGGGTGTAGACGGGCCGGAAGGCGCTCAGGGCATTCCTGGGCCTCCAGGCGAGGCGGGAGAGCGTGGTGAACGGGGCGAGCAGGGACCAGTCGGCAACTTGCCGCTGGTGCGGGCTTGGTCTGAGGGCGTGCATTGCGCGGGTGATGTGGTCGGGCTGCATGGCGCGACCTGGCAGGCGTCCTGCAACACCGCGCGCGAGCCGCCGCATGACGATTGGGTATGCCTCGCTGCCGCAGGGGTCGACGGCCGCGACGCGCCCGTTGGCGAGGTGTGCGGGCTCTACGATCCGGCGCGGCACTACAAGCGGTTTGATCTCGTCGCGCATGATGGCGGCGAGTGGCGCGCCAAACACGACGATCCCGGCCGGTTGCCCGGACCCGGTTGGGCGCTCAGCGCGGTGCAAGGCAAGCGCGGGGCCAAGGGGGAGGCGGGACCGCGGGGTCCATCCGGAACCGCGGGACCGATGATCGTCGAATGGTCGATCAACGGCTACCTGGCCGTGCCGATCATGTCTGATGGCACGGCTGGCCCAGCACTCGACTTCCGTGCCCTATTCGAGCGCTACGATGCCGAGGCGCGACGGTGAAGCCGTATATCACGACCGTCGTCACGCCGGCCGCCGATCGCGATCTTGTCATGCTTGCCGATGTCCGCGAGCAGTTGCAATTCAAGTCGAACGACACGGCGCAGGATGTCTGGCTGGCGAAAGTCGTTACCAGGGCCAGCCAGCAGGCCGAGCGCTATTGTAACCGCATCTTTGCCGAGCAGACCTATCAGGACACCTTTGGTGCAACCTGGGGCAACCCCGGCGAGCCGCTGATGCTCGGCCAAGCCCCGATCGAAAACGCAGTTGTCACCGTGGACGGGACCGACCTCGATTCAACAACCTATATTGCCGATCCCGATCCCGGCTTGCTCTACAACACGGTTCAACCTCTGGTCTGGACCGCGACGGATTCGATCGTCGTCCAATACACCGCCGGATTTGCCGAGATACCGGACGACGTCCAGCACGCGGTGATTTCGCTGTGCACCATGTCTTACCGGGCGCGATCGCGCGACCCGATGCTGCGGATGCGCGAGACGCCAGGTTTGGGTAGGGAAATGTACTGGATCGGCGCCGCACCGGGTGAGGCCGTGCTGCCGCAGGATATCGCGTCGCTGCTCAATCCCTTCCGGCGGGGGATGATCGGATGATGGCGATGACCGTCACCGTCAAGCCGGAAGACGAGCGCAAGCTTTTCGTC